TATCTAGTTTACGTCTTGTAAATCTGCTAGCAGGAACTCTGTATGCAAGTTCTGTTTTTGGCCGATCCATACCGTCTTGAATTGGCTTGAAGAAAAACGGGTAGTTGACGGAAATGGGTACGATTTTATCGGTAAACATTTTCTTCGCATCAGCCCCTGATTTTGAAAGGACACCGTATCTAGCATCACTAGAGATAGTGGCAAGGTTGACTGTTTCGCCAGATGCCATGAATGAAAAACCAGACCGTCTGTTTTTGAGGTAGCACATTCCGTAGCAACGTTTATCTGCTTTACAAGCTTCCCAGAATATAAAGAATAATCTGTTTGCTTCCCTAAAATCTGCTTGCCCAACATCAATCTTGGACCACTGCAGGTACATGTAATGAGTACCAGTAATATAAGTAACTTTACCTTTATTAGTGAACCAATAGCCTTCGTGACGCTTAGCAAATTCTCTATCAATATACGCATACCATTTTTCTTTAAAATCATCTGGATATTGTTTCCAGTCAAATATTGTTTTAATCTTTTTTAATGCCTTAGGATACTCGTGCACTTGCCACTTGTCGTAATCTTTATTAACATTTTTTTCTTTTGGTAACGCTATTTTTAAATTTTGTATTTCATAAACATCACCTATTTGACCAGTTTTAGATATAACAACAACATCATATTCTTTATTATATCCATACTCCCATTTTTTAGATTTATTTAATCTTTTTATTACATGAGGTTTTATATGGTCAATTACTTTATATAAAGTTTGCTCGTACATTATTTAGATCTTCTTTCTGCAAAACCGCCAAAAGCTTCTTTTTTCTTTTCTTCTTTTGGTTTGTCGTTTAACATATCTTCTTCTTCTTTAATACGATTAAGTATTTCAAAAGCATCAAATATAGCTAGCTTTTTTGTAGCAGCTGCATTTTTTAATCTATCAGCTGATATATCATCATCAGAATCAACAATAGCTTCTTTTGCAACTTTAATAAGTTCTTCAACCGCTCTGTGCCCAGCTTGGATTATATTCTTCTTCGTTTCCTTGACGTTCATGTTTTATTATAATATCATTTGATTTCATACAATACAAACGCTGGCCATCAACTAAAAATTCATATTCACCAAAAGGTTTGTAACCTATAAGGTCTCCCTCGTTGATTTCTAGCGCTTCTAACGCACTATTACCATATTTTAATACACCAATAAGGTTTTGCTCTAAAACGTTATGTATTTCAACACTGTCTTTAAGCGGTGCAACAAAACATCTATCACCAAAAGACTTCCATTTGTCTTTAGATTTATATAAATAAACTTGATCTTGTTGTACAAAATATAAACCGTCTTTAAAATACGACTTACTATTTTTTTCTTCACCTCTTACATTATACCATCTTCTAAATACATTATGATGAATCATTATTAAATCACCTTTTTTAACAGGTGTTTTATATGATAAAGGTACTTCTATTACTTTAGCTATATTGTTTACAGCTTTAAAAGTTTCTATTTGAGTATTGATTATAAGGCTTTTGTCACCTACCTTAACTTCATTATTATATCGCTGACCGTAAGGTTCAACGATAAAATCAAAAACGCTTTTCATTAATACTCTAAATCATACTCAACGGATATAGCCATGTTAGAATTAAATTTCTTCCACGGCAATATCTCGTTGTTTTTTTTAATGTAAATGTTATAAGAATTATCTTCTGTGTCAAAAAGTATATGAGATATAGTGTGACCTCCGTATACAGATTGAGCTAGAGAATAATGCATTGCATCGGTTTTGTAATCAGCACCGATACTAATTTTTCTAATAACAGATGACATTACTCCTTAACTTCTTCTTCTTTTTCGATAGGAGTGTAAGAACCGTCTTCAAGATTAATATTAATCGAACCGTATTCTTCTTCTAGTTCTTTCTTAAAGTCTTCAGTTTGTTTGTTAACTTCATGGAACTTAGCTAATACTGCGGTTTTTTGGGCTTCTAAGAAACCTGTTTCATTTAAAAGTTTGTTTAACTCTTTTTGAAAACCTTGAATCTTTTCTAATTGGTCTTTGGAAATTGATTTTACTTCACTCATTTTAATTTAATTTAATTGGTTATTAATGTATTAATATAGTTACAGGTTTTCTTTACTTTTTAAATAAACTTGTAGCTTTTTCAGTTGTGCGTCCACCGAAGTAGGCTAAAACAACGGACATCATTACTTTTTCAAAAGTATCGTTCCAAGTTACGCCTATGTGAAATGGTATTGAATCTACACTGTCTAATAAGCCAGCAATAGAAAATATAACAATACACCACACTAATACTAATGGGCGTACGTTTTTAGAAAGCCATGAATCTGACATTGAATCGGCTTTCCACCTTGATGTAACAGCTTCCATTTCTTTATTTTGTTGTTCAAATATAAGCTGTTGTAATTTTATTTTGTCTTCACCACTTACATCGGATTTACCTATAGCAGCAATAGCTTCAGCCGGTGAAGTTACACCGCTTAGTACATTTCCCAACGCAGGGTTAACTAGCGACGCAGCACCAAACAATAGTTTACCTACTGTAGTTTCTGCAAATTTTTTTTTAGGTTTAGACATATCTATTCTGCTTTATATGCGGGTGCTTCCCACGGTAAAGTTTTATCACCTTCATCAAAAGATGATCTTAAATATTTTTTTCCTTTCCAGTACATTGCATCTTTATCATAATCCAAATCACCTCTTGCCATTTGATGTATATGAACATTTTCGTGATTTATAGTTTCGTTTATTAACTCTGGATCAGTTATATCTTTGTTTATTAAAATGGTTCCCCTTTTGTCAGCTCTACCTATAACATCTTTTTCTTCGAAAGAAACATTAACTATTGGAGTAGGAAATTTATCAAAAGGTGGTTTTAGTTTAAAACTCATTTTCCTGGAAACATTTTATTAAGTACGTTTTTACGCTGTTGACAGCCACAGGGTATGTTTAAACCCTGTGACACTGAATCAACAACTTTTTTAATTCCAGTTGCTTTAGTGAAAGACTCTATTTTATCACCTAAGCCTCTAGATTTCATACTAGCTAATTGCTACTTGTGAAAATACTACAAAAGTAAGCGCTTGTCCAGTTGAACTAACAGTAGCAGGAATACCTCCTACTTTAGAGACACCATTTCCTGGAGATGCAGAGTAAGCATCTAAAAGAGCATCTAATACTGAGTACCCAGCAGCAGCAGCTGTATGAGTTAACTGTAATTCAACACCATCTTGCATGATGATTGCTGATTTTGTTGTTGGTGCAGTTTGAGGTGCTCCAACTGTTCCTTGGTGAATTAAAACGATGTCGCTTTTATCAATAACAAATTTGTTTGTGTTTGATGTAGCGGCCGATCCACCTGTAATAGGGATTTCTAAATAAGCCATAATAATTGTTTTTGTTTTGTTAATAATTAATTGTTAATTGGTATAATCGTAATGGTGTTATTGGGTTTTAATGTTTATATCCTTTTTTAGTAGAACCTTTAGACATATTTTTTTCAATAGCAGCTTGTCTATTAGCTTCATAACCGCTTAAGTCCCCGCTGTTATCTAAGTCTCCTAAAATTTTATTTATACCATAACCTTTAGAGCTATGAATTTTATTAGCGCCTCCTATGCCAAAAGTGCCGGAAGATGATTTTAAACCTGTTTGCTGTTTCATTGTTTTGTGCTTTCCTTCACTTGTGTATTGACTAGCGCCCGTTTTTAAAGCATCATGAAATTGGTTAGATCTTGAAAATCTATCTTTTTCAGCATTCAATTCTTCATTTAATGATTTTCCACTACCACCCGTTGCTTGCATTTCTTTTTTGCTCATAGATCCACCACCTCTTTTACCGTAAGAACTTAAAGAAGCTCTTTGCTTCATGTGATCATAACTTCCACCACTTCTTGATATGTATTGATTATGTAGTTTATCTGTATTAAAGCCAGATATTTTAGTTGCTTTGTCTATTATATCGCTTTGTGATCTAGTACTTAAATTTGTATTAATGTTATCAAGATCTTTAACGGAGCCACTAAGGCTAGTTGACATATTAGATGCCACGCCACCTATTAATCCTTCCCTTGGATCCTTCGCGCCTCCTTTTGCTAGACTTTTTTCGTATCTAAAGTTAGCAACCGCATCTGATTTACCTCTAAGCCTTCTTTCATTAGTAGCTTTATTTTCTGCTTCTGTTTTTTCTGGATCAGTTTTACTAGGTCCTTGACCACTAAGGATTATATCTTGCGATTGTGATGGGTAGAATTTTTCAATACTACCGTTTTTACTTGCACCTCC